ATGTGATAGAATAGCGTATGCCCAAGATAGCCGTTTATTCCATTTGTAAAAATGAGATTAAACATATTGAGCGTTACGCAGAGGCTACAAAAGATGCGGATTATCGCATTGTAGTTGATACTGGATCTACCGATGGCAGCCAAGATAAACTGCGTGAATTGGGTATAACCGTTTATCAAATACATTTAGATCCGTTTCGCTTTGATGTGGCTCGCAACACAGCCCTATCACTTGTTCCAGAGGATGCCGATGTTTGCCTTATTCTTGACATGGATGAAGTACCTGAAGAAAATTTTTTCCAGAAAGTACGACGTGGCTGGAAGCCAGGTGTACATCTGGGATGGATCAGTATGGATACTGGGCAAAAGTGGGAAAGGGACAGGCTTCATTCGCGCTTTGGGTGGCATTGGAAATATCCATGTCATGAAGTTCAAATCTACTACGGCAAAGATGAAGTTAAAGATTGTGACATCAGGGGAGCAGTTATTAAGCATCTTCCCGATGAAAGCAAATCCAGAGGATTATATTTAAATTTACTTGAAATGGCAGTCAAAGAATTGCCGCATGATCCGCGCATGTGGACTTACATGTGCAGAGAATATTATTTCCACCAACGATGGCAAGATGTTATTGACGCCGCTCAAAAACAATTACCACTCAATGGCTGGGATGTAGAACAAGCCGCTGTCTGCCGATGGGCAGGTGAGGCTAGTCACCAACTTGGCAAAGAAGATGATGCCAGAGATTGGTATGACAAAGGTGTACAAATTCTTCCCACACAAGGCGAACCATGGTATGGAGTAGCAATTCATGCTTACCGTAATCAAAATTGGAGCAGATGTTTAGATGCTTCTATTAACGTTATGGAACGTACTCGTTCAACCCACTATTGCTACGAATCAGCAATCTGGGACTGGAAAGCCTATGACCTTGCATCAATCGCTGCTTACAACCTCAAGCATATTGATGAAGCAATAGCCTTCGCTACACAAGCGGTAATAGGCAACGGTCCAGAAACAGATCGTATTCAACGCAACTTAGATTTTTTTAGACAGGTGAAGAATGAATCATCAACACACAAGCAAAGTTCTTGAATGGGGCTTTGATGAAAAATACAATAGCATTCCTTCTAAATACGGCTGTGCCGAATGTCATGAAACGTATACCGAATTACCAGTTTATCCAGAAACACCATCGGATCATAGTCAGCATAATGATTATATTGACGGGTGTTTTGCTTGCAAGATTAGGACATTAGAACTTAACACTGGTGACGCTGGACGTTCTGATTCTATGTCTCAAAAGAAGTGGGATGCTGAACTAAACGCTTATGCAGATGCTCGCTCACAGGGCATACAACCCGCTGGTACAACAATGAAAGCAGTTGCTGAAGCCAAGGAAGCAAGCGACAAATTAGGCACAGCATTTGATGCTGGAGTTATGCCTGCAGCACAAAAGATTACTAAGCAAACTGCTTCTGTAATGAAAGAAACTGGAGTTATCTAATGGCTATGAATGATAAAAAGCAAGACGCAAAAGTTACTAAAGGATTAAAGCCAGCACAAAAGGCAGCCTTTAAAAAAGCCGATGCTGCGATGGATAAAAAAAAGCCATCCGCAAAGGCTGATATGAAAATGGATAAAGCACTTGTAGCCAAGATCAAGAAAGGCAAGTAAATGGCAGCAGCAAAAAAGGGTATGGGCTTCGCAGCCGCTCAAAAGTCAATCGCTAAAAAGTCTGGCGTATCAATGAAGTCAGCAGGAGCAATCCTTGCATCTTCAACTCGTAAGGCTTCACCAGCAGCAAAGAAAGCAAATCCAAATCTAAAGAAGGTAGCAATGCCTCAGAAAAAAGGTGGTAAATAATATGTGCGCTTCATGTGGATGCAATAACAATGCAGTTAAGGCAACTGGCAAACTAGACGGCAAGCCAACTGAAACACCTTATGGTGAGTATGAAGGCGTCGGCGGCACAGTTACATGGCCAACAAAGTAGTCAAAACACGCGGTGCTGCAAAGCAAGCGGTTACTGACACAATTACAATTGGCAATCAAAAGCATGTAATTACCAAAGCCAGCAATGGTGACATTGTTGTCAACCATCCTGGCTCAAAGAAAACAACATTTAAGAAAATTGATTTAACTAAGAAGGCAGATGTTAAAACCATTGCTGGCGGCGTAGCCGCTGTTAAGAAATGGCACAAGACACATCCAACGAAAGGTAAGTAAATGACGACGCCCCCAAGTCTGCAGTACAGTATGAATCGTTTGGCAGGTACATTAGTTAATGGCGTACCAACCCTTGATACACAAGGTGCTGCAAATGTTTGGGCTGGTACCACAACCCCTTTAGATACTGAGGGTGCGCTTAACTACCTTTACGGAAAACGTTTTACTAAGCCAAACTACAATATTGATTTGCCAGGAATTTTAAATTCATTGGCTGGCACATATGGTCTTGGCGAAAATCTAGCAGCATCGTTGATAGCATCATGACTTTATTTGTAGACCTTATTGACGAAACTGCTTTATCACTTACTGGTTATACCAATCGCCAGGATCAAGCAACCTACCTAACCGCTCCAATGTCAGCAACCGACCTAACCTTTACAGTTGCCGATGGAACAGTGCTAACCCGTGGTTTGGTTGAAATTGATGATGAATTGATCTGGGTTGACTCATTTGACCGTACAAGCAATGTTGCAACAATTCCTAGTTATGGACGTGGTTTTAGAGACACAACCGCTGCAGCGCATACTGCTGGTACTCGCGTAACTATTACACCATCATTTCCACGCTCAGTAATTCGCCGCAATTTGCAACAAGCAATTGATGCTGTGTATCCAGATTTGTTTGGTACTTATTATACAATCTTTAACTTTCAAGCAGCGGTAACAACCTATGTCTTGCCAGACGAAGCGGTAGATGTATTAGCCGTATCATGGCGTACCATTGGTCCATCTAAAGAATGGTTGCCAGTTAGACACTATCGTGTAGACCGTACTGCTAACCCATTGGTATGGAATAGCGGCAAAACTATTTCTATCCGTGAAGGCATTATTCCTGGTCGTCCAGTTATGGTTACTTACACAAAGAAGCCAACCACGCTTCAATACGATAATGATGACTTTTCTATGACTGGCTTGCCTGAGTCAGCACGTGAAGTGCTTGTTCTTGGAGCAGCATATCGTACAGCAATGTACCTTGATTTTGGTCGTGTACCAGCGCTAACCGCAGAAGCAGATTCAATGGGACAATCTAACCCAATTGGTTCAGCCGTCAACATTGGCCGTGCTATTCAGAATCTTTATCAGCAACGCTTGCAAATTGAGATTCGTCGCCTAGAAGCACAGTTCCCACCTCGCACCCACTATACAAGTTAAGGTAGATAAATGCCAGCGGTTAATAGATATTATACATCCACAGCGCAGGATACAGCCCTTACTTCTTCAGTTACATCTGGATCAACCGTTATCCCAGTATCTGCAATCGTTGGTTATCCCTCACAATATCCATACATTATAGCCCTTGATTACAACAATGCCTCTGAAGAATTGGTGCAAGTCAATTCAATAACTGGTTTAAATTTCAATGTAACTCGTGGCTTTAATAGTACTTCACCAACGGCTCACGCCGTAGGGGCAACAGTACGCCATGTAATTACAGCCCAGGATATGACTGAGGCGCAAGCGCATATTGCCGCTGAAAGTAATGTTCATGGAGTAAGTGGCAATTTGGCAAGTACGGATGACATAACAAGTATCGCTTTCATGACAATGGGTGGATGACCCAACTACCGAGTAAAGGAAACAAATAATGGCAACAGCATATAAGGTGCTTGGGCAAGCAGTACCAGCAGCAACAACTGCTGCGGGTGCTTCGTCTAACTTCACCACCCTCTATACACCCTCTGGCTCAGCAGCAGCGGTTATATCAAGTATCACAGTCTGCAACCAGTCAACATCAACAATCACCTATCGCGTAGCGGTACGTGTGGCAGGTGCGGCTGACACACCAAAGCAATACATTGCCTATGATGTTACCTTGGGTAGCAACTCAACAGACACGCTTACACTTGGACTAACCTTGGCAAATACTGATATAATCTCAATTGCTGCTTCTAGCACTTCAGTATCATTTAACGCTTACGGATCGGAAATATCTTAATATGTCAGTAATCCGTCACCCTAGCACTGGAACGGCTGTTACCGTTAAACAGTGGCGCTATACAGCCACTGGCGGGGAAACAACCCTTTCAGGCACAGATGGCTTTGGTTTAAGCCTTTCTTACACAGTAGGAGCCGAAGAAGTTTACATCAACGGCGTACTACTCGTCCGTGGAACTGATTACACAGCCTCAACTGGTACATCCATTACAGGCCTAACCGCCTTGGTTGCTGGCGATGTTGCGACAGTAATGTCTGCCAACTCATTCAATGTGGCTAACGCTATTGCTGCATCTACAGTTACCGCCAAAGGCGACTTGATCGTAGCCAATGGCGCATCTTCTGTATCTAACCTTGCAGTCGGCGCTGACGGTACAACACTCGTGGCAAACTCTTCTGCCAGCACAGGCGTATCTTGGTCGGCTGGCAATCCAATAGCCAATCCAATTATCAATTCTTGCTTTGACATTTGGCAAAGAGGAACATCTTTTACTGTTGGTACAACAACTAGTCTTTACACCGCAGACCGCTGGCAATCAAGTCGCGCTGGAACTGCTGGCTTAACAGTCGCTCGTCAGGCAACAGGAGATACAACCAATCTTCCAAATATTCAATATGCAATGCGATTGCAACGAGATTCAGGTAACACATCTACTGCTGCAATTACAAACTGGACAAACCTTGAAACTTCAAACTCAATACCTTTTTCTGGCAAAACAGTTACATTTAGTTTTTATGCTCGCGCTGGTGCTAACTACTCAGCAACATCAAATATACTAAACGCTGAACTTTATTCAGGAACTGGTACAGACCAAAATGTAAATGTGTCTGGTTTTACTGGGGCAAATCAAGTTATTAATCAAAACTTTACCCTGACTACAACTTGGCAACGCTTTACTTATTCCGCAACCATTCCTGCAACAGCAACTCAACTTGCTGCATTGTTTATTTCAAATCCAATAGGTACTGCTGGCGCTAACGATTATTACGACATAACAGGCGTTCAAGTTGACCTTGGCTCAGTAGCCCTTCCAGTACGCCGTAATGCCAGCACACTTCAGGGGGAGTTAGCCGCTTGTCGTAGATACTTGCCAGCATTTGCAGGTAATGGTGCAGACCCTTATATGGGCTATGCTTATGGCACTAATACAACTATTTACGGTTTTCAATTTGATGTTCCAGCGCGTGTAGCACCAACAGGCATAACAACTTCTGGCACTATTCAAGGATATTCTCTAAATACGGCAACGACAATTACACCTACTTTTAACGCAGCAAATGTTAATGGAGCAAGCATTTTAGGTTCTTTGACTATAACCGCTGGTCAAGGTTCAAGACTGCTTATAGCAAGTAGCGGGTTAATTCTTTTTACAGGATGTGAGTTGTAATGGCTAATGTAACTATTTATCAAAACCTTGCAGGGCAAGATTGTGTTGCTTGGACAGATGACCAAGGCAGCCACTCAATGCTCAAGTCTGTTTATGACACACTCGTATCCAACTCTTCTACACCACAGGCAGGTAACTAATGAGTCGCGCACAATTAACCTCAACAGTAGAACAAAACTCAGCAGGTGCGGCCAGCCCATTCCTTGCTGGTAAGAACAAAATCATCAATGGTGACTTTAGTATCTGGCAGCGCGGTACATCTATTTCGATTACTTCAAATAACCAATATAGTGCTGACCGTTTTCTACATGGATACGATGGAACAGGTGCGACCAGAACAGTTACTCAACAAACATTCACACCAAACACTGCTGGTAACCCAACCAACGCCATAAGCGGTGGCTACAACCGTTATATGCAAATTGCTCAATCGGTTGCAGGTTCAGGCGGTAGTTATAATCTTATAGAGCAAAGAATCGAAGGCGCAATTCTTGCAGGACAAACGGTTACATTTTCATTTTGGGCTAAGGCAGCATCATCTTTGACTTTGCCACAAGTTGATATGGAATATGACATTGCTGGCAACAACTACTTTTTCGGTGTAATTGCTTCATCAGTTTCAGTTGGAACCTCATGGGCTAAGTATTCTTATACCTTTACTATGCCAACTTATTCAGGCTTATCACCTAACGGTACAGGCGATTGGGTAGGTTTGCGTATTTGGATGCCAGTCAATACAACATTTACTTTTAGCACTTGGGGTTGGCAGTTAGAAGCAGGTTCAGTCGCCACACCATTTACCACCGCATCAGGCACACTCCAAGGAGAGTTAGCCTTGTGTCAGAGGTACTATCAAGTTATAGGTGGAGCAGCAAACACATTTCCTATTATTGGTGGTTATTCATCAACAGCAATTA